CCGGTAATCTGGTAGGTCTGCGCCGTAGCGCCACTGATTGCGGCATCGTTTCGCAGCCATCGGAACGTGCTCACGCCCTCGAGGTCGCCCTCGGCATCGGTGTAAATGTACGTGCCGGTAAGCGTTTGGCCCAGGTCTGGCGTTCCCGATATGCTGACCGAGCTCGCGGTCGGTGCCGACGAATCCGCCAGGCAGCCCAGGTATCGCGTCGGGCAAGCAGTATTCCAGTTGTCGCCGGCGGCATTGATCGCTGCAACGGCGTCCGCGAAGGTCTGGCCTGGTATGCCGGTAAAGTCCTGGTTAGTCCAAAAGGCGTGAGTTACCGCATTGCTCGGTCGTGGCTCCAGGCCACTGGCACCGCCGCCGCTCGGCAAGCCGTCGCGCATCAGGGTAAGCAGATCCTCGGCGGTCATTGGCGGATCGTTGTTCGAGGCTTTGCCGTTGTACGCCGACGCGCTCACCGTCATGCCCCTGGGGAGTTGATAGCGGTAATCCCTGGGCGGTATCTCGTTGCCGGCTTCATCCCCCGCGAAGAACTTCCAGCCAATGGTGCCGGCCCTGGCGTCTGGATTGCCGCAACCGATTCGATTGTCGAAACAGGTGTCGTGCAATTTCTCCAGGTTCTGCGACAGGCTATTGATCTGGCCGATCGGGTTGCTGGTCGGGAAAGACGTGGCCATCGATGCGTAAATCGCTGCCCAGGCATCGCCCAGGCCGTTGTTGGTATAGCCTGGATCGTTCGGCTGCGAAGCCGCTGTTTCCTGGGTCATTATCCACTCAAAGCCGACCCGACCGTCGTATCGGTCGCCCAGGTGCTGCATCAGCGCCTTGTAACGGTCCTCGACTACCTGATACCACAGCATAGCCTGGTGCCCGGTGGTGTTGGAGCCAAAAAAGTCGATATAGCCGGCGTCGATCAAGTCCTGGGGCGCCTGGTACGTCGCGGCCGTAGAATTAAACGCCTTGTGCATCACCATTAGGCACAGGTATTGGCCTAGTTCCTCGCAACGATCGAGCCAGCCGTCCACCGTGTCGTGCTCCCACTGTCCCAGGGTAGGCTCGAGCCAGCCCCACGGCATGGGCGCAAGTATCCCCTTAAAGCGACTGGTCGCCTGGGCGTCGCCGTTGAGTCCCGCCAGGATAGTGGTGTTATGCTCGGCCTCGGTCTTTTTGAACGGATTGCCGACCGGGGAAACATAGTGGCCGGGGTGCCATTTTCGGGCACCAGGGACCGGCGGCTCCGGCGTTCCCGCCGGCGACCAGGGGCCTTTCATAGGTATTACGATGCTGGCCATTCACATGGCCTATGACAATACGAAAATACCAGTGCTAGCCATTTGAACTGTCAGCGTGTTACCGCCTGTCACGTCGAACTGAGCCGTAGATAAAGCCGCGTAGCAAAGCAGATGCTCGGCACCCGCGGACGCGCCACTGGCAAAGATCACAGCGTAACGCACGTTAACGATATTCGAGTTAGACGCCGTAAACACTGGATCGGTGCAGTCGTATTTTTGCTCGCCGGCGCTGGCGCCATCTGTCCAGGCAATACCCGAAAGCGCGAGCTCGGCATAACCGCCGCCCGTTACTTCGTCCGCCACGGACGTCATTATCGTGATATTGCCGACCAGGTTGGCGCTGGCCGAGGTTCTGTGCAATGACATTCGGAAAGATCCACCCGAAAGGTCGATCGTTCCGTCGCCTACTTTGTGTTTTGCCCGGTCGAATACGACCCATGCGGAAGCCGCCATAATTTAATCCTCTTGCAGAAACAGTTCTGCATTGCTGTTAGTAAGATGAGCGATTAAACCGTCGCCCTTGATATCCAGTTGCATATTCTGGAAATGTTGCCCGACCAGGTTCAGCCACTCTTTTGCCTGGGTAGCCATCCAGGGGTGTACCTTAAATGTTCGGTCCCATTCTGTACCTTTGCCGACGCGTAAGTCCATTACGTGGGATTTGTCGTTTTCTTCCTGGGCATACGCGTGGTGCTCGTCCTCACGCAAACAGGAGTCCAGGCCATACACGTGGATCTTGCGGATCCCGAGCATGTTCAGGGCGCACAGCGTCCGGTAAGCGACCGTCGAGCCACCTGGGCAAGGGAACCAGTCTTTATACATTTCGCCAAAGGATTCGCGGACCTGGTCCAGGAATCGGTCCTCAAGCGTCACTTGCCACATGAGCGTCCGGCCCTCGGGCGATGCGGCCACCGTGTCGGGGTGACACTGTGACGCCAGGAGATACTGGCAGCCATCGACCGCCGGCTCGACAAAGCGCCGATTAAACGGCCTGGCATCGATCACGCATTGCAAGGACGGTTTCAGGCCCTGGTCAATGGCCCAGTGATAGGACCCGTTGGTCGTTATCAATTTCATGCCGGCTTCGCGGTTGGCGATAATCTCGTCGGTGTAGTCGTTCAGGCTCGGCCCGCCACATAACAGCATGGCCTCGACGTCCTGGGCTTCGTGCGGCCGGCATTGGGGCAAGCCCAGTTTGCCGTTTGCTTTCAGGTTGGCCAGGATCTGTTCGTCGTCGGTGTTGATTACCAGGCGATTGAATCGGAACTGGTGGTGGCCGGTGACGTAGAAAATACAGGAGTTATCGAGCTCGTTACTGTGGTGCACGATACAACCGAAGTCGGCGAATTTCTTCAACCACCAGTTGTACGGCCGGACCGTCACGTGCAGCGGGGCGCCTATGTCCTTGTGGTGGCCGAAGTGATCCGGCACCGTCGATATCTGAAACAGCACGTGCAGCGAGTTTTCCAGGACCGTGGTCATTACGCGGTCGACCTGGTCAAGCGGAACGTGTTCCATCACGTCCGCACAGATCCCGTAATCAGATCGGAGATCGATATCCTTTGTTAGGTCGTGCTCGATGAACTTGAGCCGGTCCTCGCCGACCCTGGCCTGGATCCAGTCGTCCAGGCAATTCGGCGCGAAGTCGACCAGGGTGACGTCCATGCCATGCTGCCATAGCTTGTAGCCGGCGCGACCAGTGCCGCATCCCCAATCCGTAAGGCTAGCGCCCTTGTCCGGTTTGGCGGAGTCGATAAACAACTGGACGCACATTTCGCCTGGCGAATACTTGCGGTAGTCGTCGACCGCCCAGGCTTTCAAATACTTGGTTCGTTCCGGGTTGCCCATGATCGCCTGGACCTGGGCCGGGCTAATCTTCACCGAGGGCTGTTGGCCCTGGATTGCTGCTTTACCTGTTGACATGTTTGCTCCCTAAAGGCTCGGCGTCAGTTTGCCGCTCGAGTGATATCGCCCCGCCTGGCGACGCAGCGTTTTGAACGCGTCGTTTTCGCGGGTCTTGTTTAACGCGGCTTCCAGGAACGCATCCTGGCCCCGTACCTGGTTCTCGAGAACATCGGCCTTTGCCCTCGATTTAATCATTTCAAAACCGTCCGTCATCCAGTTATTCGTCGCGCCATCGCTGGCGGACGCGCTGACGGTCGTGTCCTCGTACAGATAGGTAAGCGTCAATTCATAGGCGCCGTCCGGGACCGGCCAGACCCGCATATCGTTGCCCTGGACTGCGAACTTTTCGGGCTCGCTTCGATAGTTGACGTTGTGCCGGTGTTCCTCAATCCACAGGTAAGTTACCTGGTCCATCGGGTCCGTGAAGTCGCCCGACGTGTACAGAATCCGCATAAGGTCCGCTTCCAGGAAATCAGACGGAAACGGATAGTATTCGGTGCCGGCGGTGGTTGTGGTTGCGGCGCGCTTAATGTTCCACGTGAAACGTCGGTGCTTGTAGTGATCGATCGCCAGGGCGATTGCCTTGCGGATTGGTTCATCGTAGGTCGTGCCGCGATTGAGCTCGTCGCGTATGCGTTCTTGCATCAGGCCGAATGTACTCATGGCCTGGCCTCACGCCGCGGTTTGTTTGATAGTTGCCGCCTCGGCTTCCGCCAGGGCGTCTGTTGCTGAAACATGATAAGAGCCACCGACTGTAATACCGTCACTGGCCAGGTGTGCATTGATATGCGCCCGCGGATTCTTGCCGCGTAGCATAGCAGATAATTCCACCGCCCACTCCCAGGCGGCGACGCTTTTTATCCAACCATGCCAGGGCCCGCCCATCGTGAAATGCCATAGCCGTCCGAAGATCGGGGCGCCGGCCAGGTATTCATTCTCGAGCGGCGTAACGAGCTCGTTCCAGGTATCGCGGAGCTCGCCGATCTCGAGGCTGTCCAGGAACTCGAAGCGGTGCATAAATAGGCCCTCGTCGGTGTTTGGCTCGATATTCTTCCAAGCGTCGTGCTCGCAGTTAATCAGCATCAGGCTCGACCAGTTTTTCCTCGAGTACGCGTGTTGTGCCTGGCCCAGGAACTTGGTGCTACCGACCTTCACGGCCTGGCGATGCTTGCGGACCAGGACCGCCTTACTCGGATCTCGCTGGTCGAATAGCTCCTGGATATCTGCCAGGCACAGCATGTCGCAGTCCATGAATATGGCCCATCCCTGGTAGTCCTGGAGTCGCGGCACCAGGAACCGGGCGTTACTGAACTCGGTACTATCGTGCTCGCCTCGAGGGCGCCACCAAACGCTGTGCGGTAGGACCGTATTGCCGACCGGGATAATCATTACGGGCTCTGTCGCTCGCTCGATGATCGAATGTGCCAGGACGTGGAACGCCACCGTTTCGGCTGGATCGTAGCCAATATAAATCGGGATCATGTCAATTCCTTTGCAAAGTGCTGAAAGATTTCTTTCCGGTCGCCTTTCGGATGAATAAAGTATTTGCGGCTTATGTCCTCGTCGACGGACTCCGGCGTGTAGTTCCAGGTGTCGCAGTTCTCGACCCGCACATTAAGGCTCCAGAACTGGCTGGCGGTGTTGATATCCCTGGGCATGGGGTCGTGACAGGATCCACCGACGATCTCGCGCAGCGCCCACTGGTTGCCGTACCAGTCCTGCCTGGCCTGGCCGAAGCGGCTAACCCGGTCACGCATGGCGATCATGGCCTCGGTGGCGCCGACGCTGTTGTTGGCCATCAAAACGCCGTAGTTATAGGGCATTTCCCGCGCCACGCCGACGATCTTCTTGTCGCCTTCGCGTTTTACGTGGTCCCGTTGAGTGACAACCAGGTCGTATTTTTGCCAGAAGTCTGGCGCCTCCAGGTAATCGATCGGCTTCACGGCGAGTATATCTGCATCCAGGAACATGGTTGGCGCAGTAAAGTGCTTACTGAGGCAGTAATGTACTTGGGTTTGCAGATTTGCTAGCATTGCCGGCGTTACGTTGAAAGCGGGCACAATGAAAACATCATCGATATTCTTACTTTTAAGCGCCGTATGCGGCTCGTCCGCGTACACAAACACCCTGGCCGCCGGGTAGCATCGTTTAACGCTGGCGGCCGACAGGGCCGCCATGTCCGCGTATTCCGCGCCTCTGATCCAATAAACTACGTTCAACATCGTACCCACCAAACAGAATCGGGTGCGGTCTGCACCACCATAAGATTGAAAGAATCCGCCACCGCGTCCATTACCGAGGGAAAGTTATGCTGAAAATCATGCCCCGCAATGATCCCGCCGTCCCGAACTTTCGGGCGCCAGGCCGCGATATCCTCGACAACAGAGTCGTAGTCGTGGGCGGCGTCGATGAAGATCAGGCCACAGCTATCGTCGTCCACCAGGTTAGCGGCTTCGAGGCTGGTTTTACGGTGGAAGGTAAGGCGGTCATTCCATCGATCGACACGGCTCCAAAAGTCGGCTTCTATCGCTTTGAAGTCCCAGGCTTCGTAAGTCTCTCCGCCGGCCTCGGCGCCCTGTTGCGGCATTGCAATCCAGGGGTCGATGGCCGTGACGTGACAATCGGGGCAATTCTCTAGGATATGGGCGGTCGTTCGGCCCTCTTTGCACCCTACCTCGACAAAGCGGTCGAATCCTTCCTCCTGGATTATCGTCGCCAGCACGTTCCATCTACGCATGTTTGCTCCTTAACATTACCTCGAGATAGTCGGCCAGGTGCTGCACTGGCTCGTCCCAGGGCTGTCCCATCTTCTGGCGGAATAGCCGTATGTTCTTACCCTGATACCAGAAATGACGCTTTCCGCGCATCCCATAGCGCCAGGCCGGCCGATCAGGCACCAGGCATAGGGTTGGGTGCCCCATACCGGCCGACAGGTGGAACACGCTCTGGCAGACCGTAACGACCGCGTCGGTCGCAGCGACCAGGGCCGCGGTTCGGGCGTAGTTGAAATGGTGCGTAACGGCCCGAAAGCCCTGGATCGTGTCCTCGCCCCATTTCTCATTGATATGATCCAGCATCGGGTCGACGTCCTCGTAATCCAGGGATACGAAAAAGTACCGATCATCTGCCAGGATCGCGTCCAGGTTGTCGGGTTTCAGGGTCCGGTAGTGGCGGTTTGTCTTGATTACGCCGCCCCTGGTTGCCAGGCCAATGATCTTGCGACCTTCCGCCAGGGCCTCGAGCATCAGGCGGTAGCTGTTCCGCTCCGCCTCCTCTACCTGGTAGAAAGGGCCGTGATTCTTCCACAGCCTGGTCAGATCGCCGCGCTTCTTGACGTAGTACGCTGCCAGGTCGGCGATCGAAATATGATAGTCGTGGTCAATCTCCCAGGGAACCGGGTCGACCTTCCTGGTCGGCCGGATATCGAGCCCTGGGTAAGCGTCCTGGAACAGGTCCACCAGGCGGGGATGGCAATCGAATGTAATCTCGAAGTCCTTGCTCGCCAGGTTGAGCAACGAGCCGAACATCAATTCGTCGCCGATCCCCTGCTCGCCGGTAACGATTAGCCTGGTCTTGCTGTCGGGGTTTGGCGCGTAGTCCGCCGGCAGATATTCCAGGTCGCCGTAGCCCTTGAGTATCCGGTCCTTGCCAATGCCCCACCGATATTCCTTAAATCCCTGGCCCAGGTTGCCGGCTTCCAGGTACAAAAGCGCGGCGTTCCAGTGTGCCCTGGAGAAACCAGGATCCAGGTCCAGGGCTTTCTTAATGGCCACCAGGCCGACCTCGGGCTGGCCCTCGTTGATGTAACAGGCCGCGATATTGTTCCATACCTGGGGCTGGTCCGGATCGATATCCGCCGCCCTGGTTAGCATGGCCATCGCCTCGTCGTGGCGACCCATGCGGCGATAGACGGCGCCCAGGTTGCCCATGCCGGCGGCTACGGGCTCGAGCTCCAGGGCCCGTTCATAACAGACCGACGCCATCGCTTGCTTGTCCATTGCGAAATAGCAGTTTCCAGCATGAAACCATAGCTGCGGTAATTGGGGAAATTGATCCAGCGCCGGCATGATTAGCTGCTCGGCGATGGCGATCTCGTCTGCGTCCAGTGCCTTTGCGATGTTCTGCAACACTGTCGCCAGGCCGACCTCCTGGCTTGCCATATTGTGTGCTCCCTAAAAGAGCGGGGGCCGGAGCCCCCGCGCAGTTTCTTACTCGTCGTTGTGGTACGTCACCGTGACATAAAAACCCTGGCTGGCGCTTAACACGCCGGCGTCGAGTGTTACATCAATGGTATCCCACAGATCCCCGGCAGCGTCCGAGATATGGCTACTGTCGTACTTGTAGCCGAGTCCCGTAATTGCTCGAAGGATCAGCGTGGCGGACCAGGACGCGGATTGATACCGATTCGGATCGGCTCCGTCGCCAATTTGCACCACCAGGACGGCCGGGCTGGAGCCCTCGCCTACCAGTGGAGATATGACGACCTCGTCGATAATCGCATCCCGCGGGACCTTGACCATCTGGACCACGTCCGTTGCCGAGTGCGACGCCTCCGCGATGTACTTGGCTCGGACCACGTTCGCCCCGGCATGGAGCGTTCTTGGAGATACGCCAGTTTTTGCTTTGTCTGCAATTGCATCAGCCATTACTGTTCCCCTTATCCGTGCGACGTAGCGGCGGTCGCGATAGTCAATGCCGCAAAATCTGAACCGTTAAAGGTGCATTTCTTGAGGCCCCAAATCGAGCCGGCGGCCACGCCTAGCTGATTTCCGTAGTCGAACAGTTCTTCGCGCCAGGAATACGTGTTTTTCCCTGACCGTCGCCCGAAAGCGATAGCGCCCGCTTGTGCTCCAGCGAATACAGCGCGGCGAAGCAATACGCCACTGGCAGATGCTGAAACAGACCCTAACGGGATGCGGGTGGCTTCGTGCAAAACGACATTGTTGTACACGCCCAGGGCACCCGTAAAAATCGGGTTCTTGGTCGTGTTGCCGCCTGACATTGCTGCCTTTTGGATATCCAGCCACTGGCCGGTATCGGTGCTGGTTCTGAGGTCGTACACCTGGTAGGGATGGATAAACATGGTGTAGTACTCGTCCGAGCCCATACGCAACGGGCGTATTGGATTCGGCGAACCGAGCGTGGCTTTTTCCCGAGCCAGGTCAATAACCGCCAGGCTAAACTTGTCGCCGGCTGTGATTAGACTCTCGTTCGCATGGCTGGAGCCAGCGGCTTGCGAGTGGAAAATCACGTGGTCTGAATCGGGTTCGGTGGCAGCCTGGGAGCCGGTAAACTTGTTGTTGCCGGTCCTGGTGTTGCCAGCCAGTTGATTGAAAAATGCTGTGTCGATACGGTCCGCCCACCAGTCCGCCAGGCCATCTTTTGCCTCGGCTCGAACTTCAAACGGGACGCGTTGCTCGGACATTTTGCCCTCGCTTCGCACAGCGTGTCGCAGTTGATCGATGAACACGTTATCGGTGTAAATCGACAACGCTTCTTCGTTGCCTTCCAGCGTTCCATCACCTGAAATACCGTCGCCCTGGAGCTGCATCCGGAGTCCAAACCTGACACGGTCGCCCGCGTTCTTGTTTAGTTCCGTCTTGATCTGAATCAGGCTGTTCGAGTCTTTGCCCATGAACTTGAGGGCATAGGTTCGTTTCAGCGCTTCCTTCATCAGGTCGGCAGACCAGTGTTTAACGGCCATTGGATGATTAACGCCATATTCTGTAGTCGTCATGCTTTTGACTCCTTCAATGGGTTAACAAACAGTGCCGCCATTTATCGCATGGCTGCGAAACGCCCCTGCCGGGGGCGACGGTTGCCGGTAACGCGGGCCGCGAAACGCCAGGTAACGGCCTGGCGAGCCGTACTACTTGCCAAACATTTCCGACATGGCCTGGTCGAACTCATCACTATCCAGGTCAAGCAGATTTTCGATATCGCCGGCTGCCGGTACTCCGCTAGTGCCGAGTCCCTGGGCAAGCTCGCGCTTGTCGGCCATCGCTTGCTTTTCCTCGTCGGTCATGTCGACCTTTTTGGGAGTATAACCGAAAGTCTTGGCCATGTTATAGGCGTATTCCGCGCTATTGCGGCCCTGGGTAATCACCTGGGCGGCCGCGGCAAATTCTTCCTGGCGGATCTGGTTCGCAATCTGGATCTGCGTGGCGCCTGGTGCAGCAAATTTAAGCTGTTCCGTTCGCACCGCGCGGAAGTGTTCCAGGGCGTCCCAGTAATCCGGGGTTTCCTTTGCGAATCCCTGCTCGAACGCCGTCGCGGCGTTGGATATGGCCGCCATCTGTTGCTGTTGTAGGTTGTTCGTTTCCTGGGTTTCCTGGGCTTGCTTGCTTTCCTTGATCTGCGAGCCCAGGGCCTGGAGCTCGGCCACGACGCCCTGGGTCGTGTGATCGATGTACGCCTTTGGATCGTCCAGGTACTCGGGCGCCGGCTCTTTGTCGCGCTCTACCTTGAGGGCTCGAAGCTGGTCCTCGAGGCCGCTCAATTTGTCCAGGCTCATGTTCTGATTCTGGACCCGTTGCTCGAGGATATCGATTTTGCTGTTTAGCTTGTTGCGTTCCTCGAGCATTGAAGCCAGGGGCACGGTTTCCGGTGCCGGGTCTGGCGCTGGATCTGCGACCGCGCCCAGGTCGGGCGGTGGGTCTGCTGGTGGGTCTGCTGGTGGATCCGCCGGGTGCTCGTCGCCTGGATCCGCTTCCTGGTCCCTCGCCTGGGTTAACTCGTCCATCCAGTTTGTGTCGTCTGCTGATTTTCCCATTGTGTTGCTCCCTTATCTGCCAGCGGCTGCTACGCCGGCCTTTGCGTGTGTCTCTCGTACCTTCGCCCGGTTGAGCTCGGCGATCGATACGTCTTTGTCGGTTTCTGCTGCCTGGTCTGCCAGGGCCATTTCCTTCTGTTTCTTATCTTCCTCGCTCGGCGGCTGGTTGATGAGCTCCTTCCAGGCGGTTTGTAGTTCCTCGGGCAATGGCGAGTAATCCAGGACCTCGGGCGGTATCGGCATACCCATTTTAAGCAGCTGCGGTAACAGGCCCTCGAGCATCAGCCAGGTTCGTTCCTTCGCGTTGGCACTGGTTGGTGCCTCGTCGACCACCACGTCGAACTCCATTGTTATTTCGTCTTTCATCAATGGAATGTACTGCTGGCCGGCTTTGGTGGTTATCCTGGCCAGGCGGCCATCGGCGATGTACTCGCGCATGTAATACGCCAGTTGTCGGCCGTGGTCCTTGTAATAGCGACGCATCGAGTCGAACGCCCAGGCGATCACGGTCATTGCGGATTGTTTGCGCTGCGCCTCGACGACGCCAGGCTGGACCCGGTTGGCCATGCCCATAATTTCCATGTTGAGGCCAGACGTTTCGGGCAATGAATTGAGCGCGAAGGTCATTAGCTTGTCCAGGCCCGCCGGGTATTCGGCCGGGCTTTTCTCCTGGATCTTGCCCGCCTGGATCGCGCCTGGTTGCATCCAGGTTATCGAGTCCGGGCTGGACCATTCTTCCTCGGCCCTGGCTGGATCCTCGAACGCATCTTCCTCCGCCATCAGGCCGCCCTTTGAATTGGCTGCCAGGGCGTGGAGTATCGTCGAGAATAGCTTATTGACCCACATTTGCGGATCGCGGATTGCTCGGCCAATGCCGAACCATTCGTTTTTGTTTCGGTCGCGCTTGCCGGTCAGTATCTGCGTCGTAAATCCGGTCTTGTAGGGCGACGGCGTGGCTTCCAGGATTGCATTGCCGGCAGCGAATATGCGTGTGTACTCACGGCCGCGGACGCGCTTCATTTCGTACTGTACGCCGTTTTGTTCCAGGACCTGTTTCATTTTGCGCCACTGGCCCTCGGTAAATTCTTTGGTGCCGAATTGGGTCTTGACCAGGAGTTTATGGATCGATTCCCATTGCTGGTATTCGAGCACTGGGACGGTGCGGTCGTCTGTCACCTGGAATGGTTCGTGCTCATACTTCCAGGCTTCGCTGGCGTGGTGGATCTGGTGATCGTCAGTGCTCTCGGGCTCGACGCCCATCGTGCCTGTTATGTTCTGGAATACCTCGTCGCCCCACCGCTCGACGATATCTTCCTCGGTCTTGTGCGTTACCCTTATCTGCCATCGCCGGTCCCTGGCGTTACGCTTTCGCGCCCTGGGATCCCAATACATTTCCAGGGGATCGATTCGATTGACGTGGATATCGCCCTCGGGGCTCTCGTCGAAACTGATATCCATTTCCAGGGCGCCAATGCCGCATATCGTCAAGTCAATGAACGCCTCGCTTTCCTCGTCCTCGGCGTCTGCCTGGTCGCGGACCCAATCGGCCGCGCCGGTCATTAGCTCGTTAACGCCTGAATCGCCCTTTTCCCTGGGTAAATACTTCACTTCCTGGCGGTTGGTGATCTGGAGCCCGGATACGGCATCGATGTACTTGCCGCTAACATTGAAGGTGACGACCGGGCGGCGTTGCTCGGTCATGCGTAATTTATCTTCTTCTTCCCACTGGTCGCCGGCTATCATGCCGTAGAGCTCTTTCGCCTCTTTGCGCCAGTCGCCGGTGTAGGATTCTGCCTCTCGATAGCGTTTCTTGATCGTTTCGATCTGCGCCTCGGCTGGCATGTCTAATAGCTTACGCACTCATAAAACTCCCTTTCGCTCGCCTGGTGTCTGAGTATCGGTCGTCTTTCTGACGTTGCTTCGGCCAGATCAGCATCATATCGTGAATCCGCGCCATCATGTCAAGAAAGTCATCATGCAGGGGAACCGGGAACGCCATCAGTTCCTCCTCTATAATTATCTGCATCAGGTCGACGACCTTACCATCGTAGCCGGTTCGCCACATGTCCCTGGGGAACCACCAACGACCCTCGGCAAAGGCTGGAATCATGCGCTTGATTCGATCGATCTTGCTGACCTGGCCGCCGAGCTCGATGATATCAAAGCGGTAGTTTTCCTCGTTCTGCACGTGCTGAATGTGCTCGATATCCGCTTGCATCCCGTATTTCTCGTAGCCGACCCTGGGCCGTTCCCATCGTCGGTGCATGTCGAACAGCGCGTCGGTGCGCTCTTTCAGGTTGAGCCGATCGCGTATGCCGTCCAGGAGATAGAAATTATTATCGGCGCCCAGGCCAATGACGCCCATCGCCGTATAGTCTGAGCTTTTCTTTTTGCTCGAGGCCGGATCGCATAGCAGATATCGGTTCATGCGGCGCCAGTGCTTGGCGTCGTCGTACTGTCGGAGCCAGGACCTGGCAAAGCCGGTACTGGTGTCTTTGGTCGGATTCTGGAGTAGCTGGCTGGATGCGGTCACAGGGCCCATTTCCTTTACCTTATCGTCCCATTGCTTTTGTGTCAGAAATACCGGAACGCCGGTGAGTGTAGCATCTTCGGTGCCTGGGTAGATCCTGGGCACCGCGGCCTGGCGTTTTAGCATGGTGTTGTACGTGTCGGCCCAATGATACCTGGTGCCTATGTATCGCTTGATTGTCACGGTCGAGCCCAGGTTAAGACTGAGCTCCCAGGATTCCGTGGTTTTCTTGATCTGGTCCGGATTGGTGACGCTCGCCCTGGTCACGGTATCGTCCCATATCAGCACGTTAAAATGCTTCGAGGTTGGCTGGCCGTCGACCAGGCCCCAGGCTTCGACTGTCGCCTCCTTTGGGTTCGATTTACGCTGGACGATCAGGCCCTGGTCCTCGCTCCATTTCGGGCTTTGCACGTCTGGCCGGCTGTACAAGATATCTGGAAATAGCTCGATCAGATCCAGGTTGCGTTCAAACTCGAATTTGATCTGGCGCAGAAACGCTTTCGCGATCGGCCTGGTGTGACTGAATATGCAGAACACTGGCTGGACGCCGTCCCAGTGCTCCAGGGGCTCGTCGCCGTGGCTGGCCAGGATATCCTGGATCGTTTTGGCAAAGGTGATAATGGTCGACTTGTAGTGCCCTCGAGCCCAAAGGTCCAGGTGGTTGTCTGGATCCCTCTCGACGTCCCTACAGCGATCGAATAACCAGGGGTGTTCTACATCAGGTCGGTTTAGAAGGTAGCGGAGCAGGAAGTACAGGTCGGTGCGCGCTAATTGCCGTAACATTCGAGCCTTGCGCTCTTTCGTATAATTCCTCAACGAGTCGATCAGCGCCGGATAGTTCTCCAGCTTCATCGTTTCCTTGTCCATCGGCATCGTCCAGCAATTCGTGGATTGAAAGCGCGTTAAGCCTGGGGTGGCAGTACGGCGCCGCGGCTTTGGCTGCGTCTATCTGGAGCAGGGCCTTTTGTTTTTCGTCCATTTCCAGGAGCAAATCGCTATCGCCGTCCATGATCTCGAGCAGGAACTCAACAGGGGATTTTTTCCCCTCGGCTACGCGTCGTAACCAGGCGATCGTGGATTTATTGCGGCTGCCTTTAGGTCTACCCATATTTTGACGTAATTTACTGCTACTCGTTTGTCATATCTGCGTAATTGGTACGCAGTTTAGCAGTTTTCCGCCGCTACCCAAAGCGGGTGCCCCTCATGGGCTGGATGCGGGAGCATTTACACCCTGGCCGGGTTGCCCACTCGGGGCACCCTGGTCGGGAGTATACACGATCAATAGGCGACGCACTCCTGGCAGACGGTCCCGGTCAGATCCTCGGCCAGGTGCGCCTGGCGGATCCTGGCGAACTCGTCGTTATGCCATACGTCCATCCAGCTATCTTGTTTCAGGTCGCCGACCAGGAACCGGCCATCGGCATCGAAACAGCACAGACTCACGGTTGAGTCCGATCGGACGTGTCCCTCGGTGAACGCTGACCAGCATGGCAGCGGCTTGACCAGGCCGCCAATACGGCCCTGGTTGCCGGCGGTCGGCTTGTAGCCGAGCTCTGCTTCGCGCTCGTTGGCCACTGAGCCCATGCTGTAGAGCGGTAGCCAGTAGTGCTCGTCGACGTAAGG